ATGTCATTTCCTTAAAAAATTAAAAAAGATTAGGTTTAGCGAATCTTTCCAGCCTTGCGAGCCTCTTTCCATGCTTGAAATGTGCCATGCCATTCACCATTGGTGGATAGCGGTACATCAGCAGGGCTAGACCCTCTTAGCGGTTGGATTGGCGCTGGTGCTTTACTTCGAGTAATCGGTGCGGTTTCTGGTTTAGTTTCCTTTACCTCGAACCTTGCCTCTAACTTTCCTATCTCTCTTAACGCTTGTTTAGCACTCAAGCCTGCGATTTTCTTTGCTACATCGTCATTCTCAGCCAGATGGTAGAGGATTTGTGGCCCTACATCGCTCTCAAGAATCGCGTCACGAATATCGTCATTTACGACTACATCACTAGACGCTACTATGTCATCAAAGTCTGGCATTGATGCTTTGGCCGCTTGCACCTTACTTGCCCAAGTCTCTATGACCTTTTGGCGTTCTTGCGCTTCTCTGGCTTCGGCATCTTGCCGTCTCATCTCACCGATTCGTTTGTCTGCTGTGAACTCTGCTAGAGCCTTTGCATATTCAAACGCATCGTTGAACTGGCTGGGTTGTGGCTCTTGGTCAACGGCTGGCGCTTGTGGCGCTGGTTGTCTCTCAAGTGCCGCTAAACGGGCTTCTAAGGCTTGCCTTGCTTCGCGTTCTTGTTGCGCTTCTTTACGCGCTTCTTCGCGTTGCTTAGTTATCTCAGAAAATCGTCTTTCGAGTTTCGGATTCGCTTTAGGCTTTTCCTCTTGCTCTTTTTCTATCTCAGGTTCACTCCGTTCCTCAACTTCTTCGGTTGGCTCTGTTTGCACAGCCTCAACTTCGGGTTGGTCGGCTAAACCTAATCTATTTGCATAAAACTCTGCCGAGTTTTCGCTAGTCAAAACTTGACTGGCTTCTTTGTCAGACATTACGTGTCCCTACGGATTTACCCAGTTAACCTAACTGGTAAGGTTTGGTGGCAAATTTACCACTTTATTGTTGCTGTGTCAAAGGATTGCTACCTTGACCAATGTCCTCTGCCGCAAACTGCATTGCTTGATTTTGTTCTGCGTTGCGTTTATCAATTTCTTCTGTAAGCCTTGCGGTATCCATTCTGTGTAACAGAAGTTGGACAATCGCATCAATCTCTGTCTTATTCTGACTTGTGATTGAGCGTGTGTTTTGGTCATTGACCTTGACCTCTGCCATTGTCTCGGTGTTGTGTGCCTTGGCGGTCTGGCGTAGCAATTCGCGCTTAGTCTCGTTGTCTTGCTTGACTTGCTCGATGTCACCGCGTTGTTTAATGAGAATCTGCATGGCTTCCATCTGCTGTTGCATATCAGCCATTTGCTTTTTAGCCGCCATGATTTGCATTTGCACTTGAGGCGGTATATCTGATTTCTCGTCAATCTGCGACATTGGGTTCATAGCCGCCAAACGGTCAGCAATAACGTCAGCGCCAGGGAAATCCATGTTTCTGAAAACCAAGTCACCCGCCACATTAAACAATTCTGGCTTGGACAGCAAAGGCATCATGGCATCCACAGCCTCTTGTCGCTTGCTGTTGTAGCCTGGGCCTGTTTCCATCACAACATCGTATTGGCCAATTGACATGTTGTTCAAGATATTGCCAACAGCATCTTGTTGGTTGACGCTCAACATGTCTGGCTTGCCATCCTCACCAATGATTCGCAGAACACGCGCCGTGTCGTAAATCTTAGGCATTAAATCCAAACAAATCTTTCCGATATGGGCAATTGAACGGGTCAGGTTGTCGTAGTAATCGTAGTTTGTCAGGTCAACTTGCTGTTGCTGGCCGTTTAAAGCCTTGCCAGAGATATTGCCTTGACCGAGTTGGGCAGGGTCAAAAATACCCATAATGGCTTTTATGTCATCAGACACCATACCAGCCGCCGCCATAGTTCCCGCGGGAGGTGGCTCTGGTTGCAGGCGCTGTGGAGGTGGCGCTGTACGACCTTCAATGTCTGTCTGCTTGTAGCGCAACAGAGGGAATGACTTGATGTTGGCTTGCGCCCAATCGTTCTCATGTCCTTCGTCTTGACCCTCTGCCATAACCCACTTGGCTTTCGGTGCGAGAGCGATGGATTCGGTGATAGAGGTTTGCCAGAAGTTATACATACGCTGGCTATCTTTGGCGTAGCGCACCATACCGAACTTCTTGCGCTTGTCACCAATAACCACATGACGCCCATAAACAGGCACGATTGGAATGTAACGGCTTGGCCAATCGCGCTCTTCGATAACCTCAATGGCGGTTAGTTTCTTGTATTTGATGGTCTTTTTGTATGACTCGCGTGTATCAATGACTGTGATGCCAGCCATTGCAAGGCGGTTAAAGAAGTCTTTGTCATCCGCAAAAGTAGAAGAACCATCGCTTAACAGATAGAGTTTTGCCTTTTCTCTGACTGTGTAGTAATACTCAGCAAGTCTTATATCTTCTTTTGTAATCCATTCTGATTGACTGTCACCCGTACCGCGCTGGGTAAACGAAGTGCCGTCATCATTGTCTGGGTACATTGACCTAAACACTTCTTTGCTCATCATCGTGGTGATTAAGCATTTCTCAGCGTCAGAGCCGTCAGGAAGGATTGAATTAGGGTCAAAATAGACTGTGAACGGGTTATCCACAGGGTCGATATAGATTTCTTGGTCGAAGGAATCTTCGCTTACATAGTCTGTGCGGACACGCATAAAGCCCCAACCCATGCGAACTGCATAGTCAAAAGCGTTGTCGTAGGCGTGGTCTGCGTTGCTGTTGACTTCAATGTGTCGAATAATGCCCTGTATGTCCTGCGCTTCTACCATTTGCTCATGCGTATTTGTCGCGTGAACTTTGATGCGTGGGCGTTGCTGACGCTGTTGATTGGCTACTTGTCTGCAATAGCCGTCTAGTTTGTTGATTGTTAAAACTGGGCGTGACTCTAGATTACGACTGTTTTGCAACTCGACTGGCCATTGGTCACCAGAAACAAACTTCAAGTCCTCTAAGGCTTCTTGTCGATTCATCGTGTCTGCGTCATTGCAGAATTTGAGGAACTCTATCGCTTCGGTAATAACTGGGTCAAAGTCATCCATATTTATCCCATCCAACCTAAAGGTTGCCCGTAATGTTGATTCTGCACTCTGCGTCTAGGCTTTGGCTCGTTAATCATTAGCCCGATGTACCGAAAGGCATCTGCGCCATGACTGTACTGGTCGTGCAAAGGATTTCGGCTAAATTGACCCGTCTCAGGGTCTACCTCATAACGATAGTGACGCAAACATTGTAGACCATCGTGACAATTTTCTCTATCAAACCAACAATTTCTGAATATAGTTCGTGCCGCATTTATAGAGTCCGCAATAGGTGTCCGTTCAATTATCCGTGTTTTATAGCCCGATGCCCTGACGATTTCTTCAATAGATTTGCCGTTGCTAGCCAATGTTTTGTTCTGTGCGTCATGCGGTAGCCACAGCGTGTCATACATATAGCCGTATGTCTGCATTAAGGCTAAATAGTGACTGATTGTCTTTTGATTGTCCTCAACATAGCGAATTAGCCGTGTTTCCATGCCTACAAACTGCAAGAACCATATCGCTGTGCTATCTGCCCAACCCAAGTCAAATATCGCGTGTACGGGCTTTGTAGGGTCGTAATTGACCTTTGTTATACGCCCATCTAACTCTGCTAACTGCATTTCGTTTGCAAAGATTGCCCCGTCTACTGTGAGCCTGCATAGCCCTTCCCAAACTGTTTGATACGCTGACGGGTCACGACTCTTTAGCGCGTCTTTCTCAAATGCAAGCGTTTCGGGAAACCACGGGTTATCCGACCAGTTAATCTTTTGTACAACTGCGTTTTCTGGTGGCTTTACAACAAAGCGTTGATATGTTTCGTCTGTTTCTAGTTCTGGGTTAAATGTGACCCAAATTTCAGATTCTTCTTTACGGATGGTAGGGATTAGGGTATTCCATGACATTCGACTTACCGTTTGTGCCTCTTCCACCCACGCAATATCTATTCCTTCGTAACTTTTTACATTAGCGACATTGTTCTTTAGACCGATAAATGCGAATTCTGAGCCGTTTCGACCTCTAATGCTGTTTTGCGTTATCTCAAATATGCTGTGCATATTCATGAGTTCTATCTGGTCACACAGCAGTTTGTGTACCGAATCACGAATAGAAGTCTGATATTCCCTAGCGCATAAGACGCGAATAGGGTTTCTTGCCGCCAGTATCAGCAGAGCCTTTGCTACGCTGTGCGATTTGCCTGCACCTCTGCCGCCATAGTAGATTTTGTATCTAGCCTTATCAAACAGGCCAGCCATCTTCACAGGAAACTGTGCGTTTGCCTCGCTCATTGTGGCGCGTGAAAGGTCACATTGATGCCTGTTAACGGCTCTCCGTCAGCACCAGTTAGTTCGTGTTTTTGTGTTTCTGACCACTTCATCTGCGTTTTAGTCCACCAAATGAGACTTGTCGTATCGCCAGATGTAGCCTTTTGAAATAATTTGCCCGCTATCTGCCTGTTAGCCCTAGCCTTGCCTAAGTCTAGTTCTGCTCTGTAATGCTTGCGTAGCGTCTTATCGTCTATGCCCACTAATGTGGCAATCTGCTCATGAGGCAAGCCAAAGCCGCTACTGGTTTCCACCAGTTTGCGCTTTTCTTCGGTTGGCTCATGTGTGTGATTCATTTTATAAAGGGGAATTTACGCTTATCTTAACTCAAGCAAACTTAACTTGCATAACTTTGATTGCGTTTTCAATCACAGCGTCAGGGTTTTTACCTATCTGACGATAAAAAGATGGGTTGCTAAACGCTAACTGTGCGTCTTTGATTTCGTTCATGTCTTTGCCTTGAAACTTTGACGCAATGCTAATTGCTTTCTTGAAGTCGTTGTTCATTAGTGCTTGTTTGATTAAGTCGCGCTTTGCTTGCATTTGCTTCTCCTGTGATGATTTCTGAAATACTATAAGTTGTCTTAACTTTGTCTAGTATAACGATGTCCTTCCACTTTTGTTGTATTCCAAGCAAATTTTCGTAATTATTTTCGTTAAACTTTTTTAAATCTTCCGTACTATCTATTAGAAATTGCTCGTAATCAGTCAATCCCGCTTGTTTTAGAGTCGCTACGCAAGACCTGTCAAACAATATGACGCAACTACACGCTAGGCTCTCGTAAAAGCGATTGGCTAGATTGTTAAAGTTATTGTGAGTAAAACTATCTTCTATGTATAGGGAATAGCGGAAATTCAGCAGAGCGGGCTTGTTCCAACTAAATTTCATGATTGGCTTTGCAGTACAGCCGATATGCAGAAACTTCTTATGATTCTTTGTGCTTGTCGATAAGTACACATCGCCTTGCAGATACTTTTTAAAGTACTTTTCTCTATCTACTCTGTAAGTGCCGTAATAAATAAAGTCTTTTGTTTTTTTTGTTTTGGGCATTTCATTGAATAACAAAGTATTCAAATTGACACTATAACTGCGTTTAAAGCAATTAAACTTAACTGCGCCTATCTCGTAGTTGCACAGCAAGAACGCGCTTGTTTTCTTGAAAATCTTGTAAAACATCCCGTTCGGGGCTAAGTTGTATTCGTTTGTTAGCCAGCCCCATGCAGAGTCTTTGTTTATTTCTTCAATCTTGTCTAGTTCGTGAATAAACGGAAACTGTGTGCCGTACGACACCATCACAACATCGTATTTCTTCTGAAATCTGCGCGAATTCTCGTTAATGAACAGCACATCGACTGTGTGTTCTAACTTTTTGAGTTCTTTTTGTATCGCTATGACATTACGCACATGAGCATCTATCGGGTTTTCTGCCCGTGGCACAGTCTCAATAATTAAAAGACTAGCCATCAATAAATGCCATAAATGTATCGAATGTGATTTTTTCGCTAGAAATGCCTAATTTAGCCTTAATTATTTCCTTTTGCGCGATGTTTTCACACTTAATAATGAAATTGACCGCCTCATTTACTTCGTCTATTTCTTCAATAGCGTCTGCCGCAAATTCGCCTAGCAATGCGTCTAATTCTTCTTGATTAAAGCCTAGTTTCGACAATTCGTAATCGTCTGCGACTAATTCTTCAATTTCGATTCTGAGTAAGTCTTTGTCCCAGTCTGCGTTCAATGCCAATTTGTTGTCAGCAATGATGTAAGCCTTTTTTTGGCTTTCTGTGAGGTCTTTTAACTCTATCGTAGGTACATCGGTCATTTGCAGTTTACGGGCGGCTAATAGCCTGCCATGCCCTGCAATGATGCCGTTATCCCCGTCTATCAATATTGGGTTAGTCCAGCCAAATTCCTTAATGCTTGCCGCTATTTGCGCCACTTGTTCGTCAGAATGGGTGCGACTGTTGTTTACATAAGGAATTAGTTCTGTAACTTTTTTTTGTGTGACTTTCACTTCTTTTTTGCCTTTTGTGCTTCGCGCTTTTCAGCGTAAGCAATGGCAACGGCTTGTTTTACGGGTTTTCCCGCTTTAACTTCCGCTTTAATGTTTTCCTTAAACGCTTTCGGGCTGGTCGACTTCTTGAGCGGCATCGCTTTTCTCCAGTTCAGCCAATGTCCATTGGCATTGTTGTAAAGCACCATTGATTTGGTGCAACTGTTGTTCAAGTTCTTTGCCCTTGGCGATTAAGTCTTGAATTCTTAAGTTGATTAGTTCTTTAGTCATTAGCAGTTCCAGTTCTTTAATGATGCTTTAGCCCGTTCTGCGGGACCTTTAGCGTTTTTAACCACGCCTTCCATACGCGCACAGAATGACGCTTTTCTGCCCTTATCTTTTTCAGTTTTGGGATTTGGGGCTGGCGGTTTTAAATTTGCGTTGTTTTTGGCGTTGTACTCAGCACGACCTTTTGCCGTCATGCCAGCACCTTTGTCCGTTGGGTTGTAAGTTTTACCTTTACCCGTGGTCTTGTGTTCTATGGGCTTGTCGTGCTTTTTCATTTTTTAGCCGTTTTTGCCGCATCTTTAAACGCTTGTGCAGTTGGCGCGCCTTTGCTACCAAATTTACGCATC